ATGAACACCTACGAAATCATCAAGGCGCTGCCGGGCAAAACCACCGACTGGCGCAACCTCGTCAATGCGCTGAGCGCAAATTACGTGGCCGCCTATGCCAGCAAGTATGGCGCCGCCCCTTACGCCCCGACCACCACCGACGAATGGGCCAACGCCCGCACCGTTCGCGAACTGCGCTATGCCGCGATGTGCGCCGCCAACGCTTACGTGGGCTTTGTGGCGCAGCAGTCCAGTTTCATCCCGCCGTCGCCGGAAACGCTGGCATGGGGCGGATTTCTTGGTGGTGAAACTGTTGTGTGGGCCGACCGTGACGCCGAGACCGCCGCAACCGAAACCGTGGCGCACATCATCAAGGCAGTGGGGGCATGACCCCCGCCACCCTCGCCGCCACGCTCGCCGAGTTGCACTGGACCACGGGCGACCTGGCCGCGCTGCTGGGCTGCCACCGTGACCGGGTGCGGAACTGGATCCGCCCCACCGGCTACGCGGTGCCGCCCAACGTGGCCGCGTGGCTGGAGCGGCGGCTCGATGCACACAGGCAGGCGATGCGGGATGACCCGGCGCCTGTGCAGAAATAACCCCACGTGACGCCGATTGTGCGTTGACAGTGGGGATGGGTGACGCTAGATTGGCGTTATCGGAACACGAACGGGAGACACGGACATGACCGACATCGAATTTTGCAACTACATGCTCACCGCCGCCGCTGCCCGCGTGCTGGTTTCCGGCGAACAGGTTAACCGGCTTCTCCGCTTGGCCGGTTCCAACATGGACCACACGCTGCCGTCTGGCTGGTGGGGCACGGTGGACCCCAGCAACGTTGAATGGCACGTTGGCCGGGCGCGACGTAATGCGGGGCACTAGCCCCGCCACGGGGCTTAGTTGAGAACGCGCCGCAAAACGAAATGATACCACCACCACGCAACCCGCACCGTCAGCCCCGCCGCCACAACCTGCGCAAGCCCTAAAACCATGTCGGCCATCTCGTAACCCCACCCCTCCCCAACCACCCCGCCCAGGCACCCCCTGCGGCGGGGTTTTTTGTGTGTCCGGAAACCGGACGCACGCGCGCGCGCCGGAATGGTTATGCGGCATAATGATTATCCCCCATCACGACACCGCGCATACCAAACATCTGCCCAATCCTGTCCGGGGATCGGCGCCATCTGCACCGTCACGGGGATTTGCCGAGCTGAGAGGCGATGCGCCAACCGATACGCCGCAGCGTGGCCCGCAAATGACGCATCGTTGTCCCCGAAGATAACCACTTCCTCGCAGCCTAGCGGTGGCAACCATTTGGCCAACATCGTCGCATTGATCGCCGACCACACTGGCACGTCAAACCGGGCAGAGGCTGCCATGGCCGTCTCGATACCCTCCGCGATGCCCAACGGGCCGGCGTTACCCCATTCGGAAAGCTGGACGCACGCACCATCCGGCAACTCGCCCGGCATCATCTTTCGCGGCGATGCCATTTCCGCTTTTGCCCCGCCGTCAGCCCGAAGAAAAGTCCGGTGCATGCTCACGGGCTTGTGACCATACAGCCCGACTAGCGCCAACATAGCGGGTCGAACCCCCCCTTCACCGTCGCGCAGGGCCGGCGCGAAGCGCAGGGCGGAGGGGTATGCACGCTCGCCTAGCCCCCGCGCCCGCAAATACACGTCAGCAAGGCAGCCCGGCACGACTGGGCTACTGCCAGCCCACACCGCGCGCAAAGCCTGCCTGCGCTCATCCTCGCCCATTTGCGGCCGGGGCGACGCGTCGGCTGGCACATTGCCCAAAATCGCGTCTATCCGGCTGGCCACCTCCGCAAAGGGCTGGCCCGTGAAGTCGCAAGCCAGTTTCATCCCATCGCCTGCGCCGCACTGGTTGCAGATGTAGGTTCCGCGCCCTTCCTTGTTGTCCCATCGGAAGCGATCTTCGCCGCCGCACATCGGGCAAGGCCCGTGCTTGTCGCGCAGCGATTGCGATGGGATGCCCAGGTGCAGCAGCACGCCGCGCCACTTCCCCTTGGCCGCTATGGCCGTTTTTTCGTGGTAGCTCATGCGGCCTCGTCCCGTTTGGCCATCGCTTTCGCATACGCGATCCGGCGCGATTTGTCGTAGTTCACAAAAGCCCGGTCTGGTGGCATCGGGGTATCATGCAGCCTGTTCGGCCAGACGCCAAACTTGCCCTTAAACATGCCTTTCGCAAGCTTGCCACCGCGCCCGCGCTCTTGGTCCAACCAAAGCGCCATGCTCCAAAACGCCTGCTTGTCGGCCATCGACGCACGCGCTTGGCCCCCGGCAATCTCCACCAACTCGCCTTCTTGGGTCGCCACCTTCCCCGATGGCTTGCGCTCATTGCCGCACTCCGGGCACGTCATGCCAGTGTGGAGCACCCCGCACTCCGGGCATGGCTTCGGCAATTTCTCCTCATCCGGCTTTGCCTCGCCCTTCTCCGCCCGGTCCTTCATGCTCAACGTGTCGTGGAAAATGTCCGTCACCAAACCAAGCCGGATGCTGTTGCCGGCATGATCGAGGATGAGGCAATCCTCCGTCCCCGGATTGACGCGCAGCCCTCGCCCGATCTTCTGGACGTGCAAGATTTCCGACCTGGTCGGAGCGGCATCGATGATGCACGAAACGGGCAGGTCAACGCCCGTGGTCATCGTCCGCACCGAGCAAATTACCTTCACCTCGCCGCGCCGGAATTGGTCATTGATAAACGACCGCTCCGCCATGTCCGTAAAGGCGTCCACATACGCGCTCGCAACTCCATGCTTGGCAAACTCTGCTGCCATGGCGCCCGCATGCGCACGGTTCACGCCAAAGCACAGCGTCGGGCGGTTGCCGCCCTTCTCAAGCCACGTCTGCGTCACGCTGCCGACCAGCTTCGCGTCACCCATCACGCGCTCTAGCCCAGCTTCGGCATACTCGCCCGCCTTGATCTTGACCCCCCGCAGGTCCGGCACGTCCGGGGCAAATGCCGTGAATTTCGACAGCATGCCGGTTTCGATCAGATCCCCAATCGTGACCGGGATCACCAGGTCTTGCCACCGCTCGCCCATGCCGTCCGCCCATGGCGTCGCGCTCAGGCCGATGAAAAACACGTCCGGGCGTTCATCCATCAGCTTTTCGACCACGGCAGCGCGAATGTGGCACTCGTCCACGATCACCACCGCAGCGTCGGGAATGTCTCGCTTCGCCAGCGTCTGCACCGATGCGACTTGCACCCTCGCCATCGGGTTCGTGCGCGGATGGTTCGCCTGCATCACGCCGATGCCCTCAACGCCCTCTGCCTCAAACGCGGCAACGGTCTGGTTGATGAGGCTCAGCGCCGGCACGGTGAAGATGGAACGGTTTCCTTTCGCTTTGGCCGAGGCAATCAGCTTCGCGGCTGTCACGGTCTTGCCCGCCCCTGTCGGCATTTGGCAGACGATGCGGCGGTTGCCTTGGCCAGCAGAAAGCTTGATCAGCCGCAGGGCTTCGATCTGGTGCGGCCGCAGGTCTTTCGGCTTGGCTGGGGTAGGCTGGGCAATCAGGTCATTCACCCTCGTCATCCCCACCCTGCAAATCGGTTTTCGTCGCTGATTTTGTCGATCGTTCGCCGTTACTATAAGCTGTGGGACATTTTCTATCGCCAGTGGTGGGACATTCCCGGCCGTTTTGGTGGGACACTTGTCCCGCCACTTCGTTGCCGCTCGGCATCGTGTACCCGTCGAATTCGACCAATTTGCCGGGCGCCCACTCTGGGATTTCTGCGCCGCACAACACCAGCAGCGCCAGCAAATCCATGGTGTATTCGGTCGGGTGCTGGCCCTCTCCGTGCAGCCGTTTCCGCGCTCGCAGGGCGCCAGCCTCCCGCAAAACAGCCATGGCCCGCGAGACGGTTTTCTCCGTGTAGCGGGTTGCTTTGGCGATCTTGGCGCGGCCCGGGTGGATATAGCCCTTATCCCCCTTCCTGTGGTGCAGCCATAGATTAAGGAGGGCCAGTGTGACGGCCCTTTGCCCGGGCGTCATTGCCGATCTGCGCACGCAATACCGGAGATAGCGCCGCCACGACGCCTCGATGGTCAATTGGAATTCAGCCATGATAGCCCCTTCGTTGGGGCATGGGCTTGCAGCGGGTTCCCCAACCTGCTACATCACCCATGCGTTTGAACACCGCCAGTATAGCCGTTCCCCACGGCAAAGCAAAGCCCTCGGCCTTACGGTCGGGGGTTTTTCTTGTTTTACGTCAATGCGTTGCCCGCATCCGGCGCGCATGTCCGGCAATACCACACGCGGCGACCAGCGGCGACCTTGCGCAAGTCTGTGCCCCGGATCAGGGATTGATCTTGGCACGTGAGACACAAGCACCACCACTTCGCGCCGCGCCAGCTTGGGCCACGTTCGACCACGGTAAACCCGCCTATGGTCTGGCCGATCATGTCGATCGGCGGCTCTGGCATCCCTTGCGCGTCCATCATTCCCCCCCGAACGTTCGATCTAGCCAATCGTCGGCGCCGATGTCTCGCGCCTCGAACTCGATCACGCCGGAGGGGTCCTTGCGCCATCCCCGGATTTGCAGGATGCGCCCGCCGATGTAGAGCGTGCCGGTGTAGCCGTCCGGCGTGGCCTGGTCCGGGTGCATGGTGCCGGTGCGCCAGGGTGTCATGCGCGCCGCCAAGCCGAAACAGCAAAATTGATGATGAAGACGACGGAAATGACGGACATCACGCCATCCCACCACGGCGCGTTGTTCATAAATCCCCCCTTAATTGCGATGGAGGCACCGAACACCGAAAGAGCTATAGCCCACAAGCGGAACATCCATTGGCCCATCATCGCACCCCCACCATCGCCAGCCTGTTGCCTCGCGCGATCTT